TTTCATTGAGGGTCCTTTCCTTGTTTCCGAAAAAACAAATAAAAATGGACGTATGTATAAAGAAGAAACAATGCGTAAAGAAGTTTCTCGTTATACAGAAGAATACATCAATAAAAATCGTGCCTTCGGTGAACTGGGACATCCAGATACACCTTCAATCAATCTCGACCGTGTATCTCACTTAATTGTGGGTCTACGTCAAGAAGGAAATGATTGGATAGGCAAAGCTAAAATTCTTGAAACACCAATGGGTAACATTGCAAAGAATCTGATCGAGGGTGGCGCACAACTAGGTGTATCTTCCCGTGGTATGGGTTCTTTAAAAGCTGTCAATGGTGTTAATATAGTTCAAGATGACTTTCATCTGGCCACAGCGGCAGATATTGTAGCAGATCCTTCTGCGCCTGGAGCTTTTGTTCAAGGTATTATGGAAGGTAAAGAATGGGTGTTCGTTAACGGAATTTGGACTGAACAACATATTGAAGAGTCGAAAAAACTAATTCAAAAAGTTTCTCGTAAAGATGTTGAAAAAGTAAGTTTACAAATTTTCGAAAACTTCATCAAAAAACTTTAATTATAAATATCCAATATAAAATCAAGGAGATTCTCAAAATGGGAAAATTTAATCTGACAGAAGCCGCTAAAGACATTTTGCAAGGCAACGTATCTGCAAAACACGGTGGCCAAGATGCACCACAAAAACTAAGTGGCGCAGTTGCTTATGGTACAAAAGAAGCTGGCGAAGTTGCTGGTGTCGTTGACAAACAAGACGACGATAAGCCAGATTATACAAAAGGCACACCAAGTGCTACACCTCCTGGTGCTACACCTCCTGTCGGTGCTCAGCCTGGTGGCAAGTTGTCTGGCCCAGCAGAAACAGAAGGCCGTAAAGATTTGGCACAAACTGTTCAAGCAGATGCCACAGAATACGCTTCAATCCGTGACCGCGTAAAAGCTCGTCTGGCTACACAAACAATGCAATCAAATCCTGGCGCAGTTTTTCATGCCGTTCCAGAAGAAACAGAAGTTGATTCTGAAGTTATTGCAGAAGCCGAAAAAGAAGGCCATGAGGACGAAGCTCAAGACAAAGCAATGATCAAGAAGATGATGAAGAAACAAAAAATGAAAGAAGACATGGACGCTGACGTTGATGCACTTCTTTCTGGTGAAAATCTCTCTGAAGAATTCAAAGAGAAAGCACAAACAATTTTTGAAGCTGCCGTTATTGCACGTTCACACGCAATCGTTGAAGAAGTTGAAGAAGCTCTGTACGAAGAGTTCGAACTGGCTGTTGAAGAAGTCAAAGATGAACTGGCAACAAAGCTTGATGATTACATCAACTATATGGCAGAAGAGTGGGTCAAAGAGAATCAACTGGCAATCGAAAAAGGTCTGCGCGCCGAAATCGTTGAAGATTTCATCCGTGGATTACACGACCTGTTCAAAGAACACTATATCGATATTCCAGAAGAAAAAGTGGATGTTGTCGAAGAACTGACAAACAAAGTTGAAGAACTTGAAGCCACAATCAGCGAACAGATCGAATCTGCTGTTCAGTTGAAGAAGGAATTAAACGAACACAAAAAGAATGAGGCTATACATGCAGTATGTGAGGGCCTAACGCAGACTCAAGTGGAAAAAATGAAATCACTCGCAGAGAGTGTTGACTTTACCACTGACGAAGATTTCGCGGACAAACTAGTCACACTGAGACAATCATATTTCAGTGCATCAGTTAAAACTGCGGACAGTTCTGCTCTGAATGAAGCGGTGGAGATCGAGGAAGAAAAGAAGGAACAACCTTCGGCCGATCCAATGATCAACATGTATGCAAAAACAATCTCAAAAACATTGGCTAAATAAATAAAATTTACCAATATTAGAAACTCACAAGGAGAAATCAATGTTTCTATCTGAAGAATTACAAAAGAAATGGACTCCTGTTCTGGAACACCCAGAACTGGAAAAAATTACAGATCCATATAAGAAAGCCGTTACTGCTGTAGTGTTGGAAAACCAACAACAAGCAATGAAGGAATCTGCACAACAACTGAATGAAACAACATACTCAGCTGCGCCAACAAACGTAACTGGTGGTGTTTCAAACTATGACCCAATCTTAATCAGCTTGGTTCGTCGTGCTCTGCCTAACCTGATTGCTTATGACGTTGCTGGCGTTCAGCCAATGACAGGTCCTACAGGCCTGATCTTCGCAATGCGTGCTCGTTACGACACACAATCTGGCGGTCCTTCTAATACAAACGAAGCCTTCTTCAACGAAGCCAACACCATTTTCTCTGGTGCTGGTTCTTCTACTAACCTGTACGGCTTCCGTGGTAACAACACAACAGACGTTAGAACAAACTCTGTTGCAGACTTTACTGCTAACAGCTACACAACCGGTATCGGCATGACAACAACACGTGCTGAAGGCCTGGGTGCAGATACAGACACAGGTATGTTTAACCAGATGGCATTCAGCATTGAGAAAGTTACTGTAACTGCTCAATCACGTGCTCTGAAGGCTGAGTATTCTCTGGAACTGGCACAAGACCTGAAAGCAGTTCATGGTCTGGATGCTGAAACAGAATTGTCAAACATTCTGTCTACAGAGATTCTTGCTGAAATCAACCGCGAAGTTATCCGTACGATCTACACATGCGCTGTTAACGGTGCTCAGTACGGTACAACAACCGCTGGCGTGTTCGACTTAGACACAGACTCTAACGGTCGTTGGTCTGTTGAGCGTTTCAAAGGTCTGATTTTCCAAATCGAACGTGATGCTAACGTTATCGCTAAGCAGACTCGTCGTGGAAAAGGTAACGTTCTGATCGTTTCTTCAGACGTTGCTTCTGCTATGGCTATGGCTGGTGTTCTGCAATATACACCTGCTCTGCAAGCTGACCTGCAAGTTGACGACACAGGTAACACCTTCGCTGGTCTGTTACATGGTCGTATCAAGGTCTACATCGACCCATACTTCGGTGGATACACATCTAACCAAGAATTGGTCACAGTTGGTTATAAGGGTACTTCTCCTTATGACGCAGGCTTGTTCTACTGCCCATACGTTCCTCTGCAAATGGTTCGTGCAGTTGACCAGTACACATTCCAACCAAAGATTGGATTCAAGACACGTTACGGCATGGTTGCAAACCCATTCGCAACAGGTCTGACAACTGGCAACGGTGCTCTGAACGCACGTAGCAACGTTTACTACAGAATCTTCCAAGTTAAGAACCTGATGTAATCGGTAAGTCACCGTTAAGAGTGACACTTTAAAGGGACCAAGAAATTGGTCCCTTTTTTTATGGCTCCTAAATACCTACAAGGAGATTTAAATGACCGCCCTGAACAGAAATCCAGAAAATACAAATCTATTACAACCAACAAAGTTTTTGTTGACGTTCAGTAGAATTGCTACGACACAATATTTTTGTCAGACAATTAGTATACCAAGTATTTCTTTGGGTGAAGTGGACAGAGTTACACCGTTTCTGGACATGTATTCTCCTGGTACAAAACTAAAATATGATCCATTGGACATTTCTTTCATAATAGATGAAGATTTGCAATCCTGGAAAAACTTATATGACTGGTTCATTTCAATTGCCGATCCGGAAGGTTTTGGTGGAAGAACAGCAAATCGTGAACTTCAACAACAAAAATATTTTTCTGATGCAACGTTGACTGTACTAAGTGCTCTGAATAATCCAATTTTAAGAATTGATTTTACAAATGTATTTCCATTAACCATGTCGAGTATTGATTTTGATACCAGATTATCAGCCGACACTGTGGTTACATGTAATGCAACTTTTAGGTATCAATCATATAAGTACTTGACAATTTAACTGATATCCTTTATAATGTTTTGAAACAATTTATTTAACGTAAGTTGTTGTCCTGTATAATAAAAACTGAATTTGTGAAACGATTATGGAAACAATTGAAAACATATTGAAAATGTGGGAAACCGATGCAGTCATAGACCAAACGGAACCCAGCAAAGAACTTATCAAAATACCCACACTGCACAGCAAGTATCTTGGATTTCTAACCAAACACAAGATCGCATCGAAAAAGGCACACTTTGATTATCTACGTATGCGTAAGGTCAAGTGGGAGTACTTCACTGGTAAATTGTCTCAAGAAGAACTGGAAGAATATGGTTGGGAACCATTTCAGTTTGCACTCAAATCGGATATCTCCACATATCTTGAAGCAGACAAAGACTTGATTAAGTTACTTGAAAAGAAAGTATACCATGATGAAACAGTTTCTGTTGTGGAATCTATCATGTCGGAACTGAAACAAAGAACTTGGCAATTGAGAGACTTCATCTCATGGGAAAAATTTATAGGTGGTCAATAATGAGTAATAATAAATTGTCCACCAAAATATGCATTAAGTGTGAAAAATCAAAACCACTAGATGCATTTATGACAAGAGAAAATTTGGCTAGTGGTAAATCTTCTTATAGAACTGAGTGTAAAGAATGTACTTATGAAAAAGCTAAGTTAAGAAAAAAATTGGAAAAACAACATCCAAGACCAACAGATTTAAATTACTGTTGTCCAATTTGTGAAAAAACAGAGTCACAATTAAAAAAGAACGGAAGATTTGCGGATAGATCAATTTGGTGTTTAGATCACAATCACGTAACGGAAGAGTTTCGCAATTGGATATGCAATAATTGTAATGTGGCTATAGGTAGATTTGAAGATAATTCGTCTATTGCATATAAAGCGTATAAGTATCTATTA